AGTGGGCAATGAAATAATTTTCCAAAACCATATAACCAGTTTTTTGAAGGACGTATTTTATTGAAAATTGAACCGAAAATTAAAATTTGAGTTAGACCATAGGCCGCTAAAATAAAAAATATTAATTGCATTTACACCTCTTTGTTATTCTTGATACATTCCGTATAGACCATACGCAGTATTGATGCCGGCATATTGAGTCATTGTACCTTTGCGCTTTTTATGTGATACATGACCAAGCTCAGTGGTAGCGGACTCCCCTGGCTCTAGAAGTTCTTCTTCAAAATCAATTTCATATTGTTTGGCTGCATCGTAGTGTGGTTTTTCTTCTACTAAAAAGTTAACTACAGAATATAAAGTCATTTGAATAGAGTCAACTTTGGTAGGCTCCGAGCTTTCTAATATCATCGCCTCTAAAGAGCCATAAACGTTTCCTCCGTGGACAGAAGATGGATCAACAACACCATTCTTGCTAAGATGATCGAAAAGGCGCGATTGGGTAGCATATATATGATCGCCATATTGATGTTTCGATATTGCTAAAACTTTTTTATTCTTAGGGGATAAAATAATATCAATTTCCGGGTGATCTAAAATTAATATATTGCCATCTAAAGTTTTTCGTGCTTTTAATCGAATTCGAGCATCGATGGGATTATCAACTGTAACTTTAATAGTCATTATGATTCTGTCTCTTTAGTCAGGGCCTGTATCTTTAGAATTTGTTGTAAAAATTCTTTATCTATTGGCTTTTGATTCGATTTCTCTAAAAGATTTTTAACTTCTTCCATTTTTGTGGTCATGTCTTCATCCTGTTTAAGCTCTTCTAAGTCAAAAGAATTATTAATTTTTTTCTTTAATAATTCTATCTCTTCGTTTAAATAAACTTTAAGATCTGCTCCGTTGTCTAAAAAGGAAAGGATAAATTTGTTAAGCAATGTTCTTTGACCCTCTAAAAGTGTACTATTATATTGGCTATTGAATCTATCAACAAATTTATTTACTACAAGACCAGATAAGTTTGATTTCTTCTTTTTTTCTGCTGTTTCTTTTAAAGTCATTCTTGTTAATAAACCTTCTTCTAAAATGACCCGGCGCTTTGCAGAAACATCATCATTAAATATTTGTGATAAAGTCGCAATATCTTTGTAGTTTGGGACAAAATTAGAAAAAACATTTTTTGAAATTTCTTTATTAATCTTTTTGATTAATTCGCTCTGCTCTTTAAAGATTTTATTAGTATCAAGGTTTTTATATTCTTTCTTCGTTTCTTGAATTAGTTTTTCAGCAGTATAAATCTTCAGGCCGCATGTGTCCGATAAATTTTTAAACAACTGCAACTCTTTTCCGATCTCGGAATTCTTTTTAAAGCACTCCTTTAAGGTAACAATTACTCTATTACGCTGCTTTATATTTTTATTAACAGTTTGTTTTATAACTTCTCTTATTAAAACCTCATAAAGAAAAGCTGTATTTCTTTTTTTATTGTGCTTTGGCATCGTCTCTTTCTTCTAATTCCTGTATTAAATTCTCTATGTTTTGTTTTGTTTTAAACAATTTACGCTCTTCAATATTATAATTAGTTTCTTTACCTTCAGAAATACCTTTTCCAAGGCCGAGCAATTCCTTGGCTCCGAGAGGTAGATGTCTTGTTTGTCTCGGAGGAAGCCTAGCTATTTCATGAGACCCTTGAGCACGAAAATGTCGCTTGCGTGCCCCGCTTTGACGTTTATCCGCCTTTACAGGTTTATATGCTTTTCCTTTGGATCCGGGTGTAACATATGAGCCATCTTTTTTAACCTTTACGCGTGTCCAACCCTCATCATCTCGTTTACCTGGGGCGGCCAAAAGTGCGGTTTCAGCTTCAGGGCCCCCTTCTGCTCCCGGCGGTGGGCCAGCAGCTTCTTCTGCGGCCATTTCTTCAGGGGCGCCCCCCATTTCTTCACCTTCAAGGCCCCCCATTTCTTCACCTCCTAGACCACCCATTTCACCAGCTGGAAGCCCCATACCGCCCATGCCGCCGCCGGCGCCGGCTTGAGCCACCATTTCCCCTTGGGCCATAGCCTGCGTAAAGTGCATATCATAAAATAACTCTCTCTGGTTGCGCAAAAATTCTTCTTCTGATAAACCGAAAAGATTTCTAGCTAGCCAGCGCTTGCTGAAGAAGCCATCAGTTGCTTGTCCAGCTACTGTAAATTTAGTATTCCAGTTTTCAAGCTCTTGCATTTCAGCAATTTTAGATGGGTTGTTCAAATGAAGACTAAAGGACAATAAATCATCCCCTCTATATCCAAGAGTGTAAAGGTGAACAATTGCTATTTTTTCTAGTTCGGTGATCACTGACCTTTGGAGTCGTTGTACTGTTCTTGCAAAGCGAATATCTTTTTGTGCTAGTGTGGCTTTATCTTCATCGCTTCCCTCTGCTCGCGATAAATAAGAAGCAGGTATTTTCAATGCCGAGAAAAGTTTGTCCCTTAAATATTTAACATCATCAATATCACCAGTATAAGATCCGCCCGCCAAAGTTTTAATATTTGTGCCCACGCCGCCGCGCATTGGAATAAAGTAATCTTCTTCAATGCTTAGTGGATTATAGCGCAAATCTACGCGGCCGGTGTCAGGATCAATAACTTGATTTCTTTTCATAGAACTTATAATGCGCTGCATATATTGCTCAACATCTTGTGGCGGAATATTTCCTACATCTACCTCAAATATTCTTCGCTCAGGGGCGCGTACAATACGATACGCCATCATCGCATCTTCTAAAAGAACTAATTGACGCCAAATGCGGCGTGCGCCATCCAAAATAGAAGTACCATAAGGGGCAAATTTATCATTCCCCAGAATTCTAAAATGTCCAACTTGCCAGTTCTCAAATGTAACACCGCCTGAATTCCATTGAAATTGTACATAATTGGGATTAGTCTTATCTTGCCCTTCCATTCGTTCGATTTCTTGACTTGGGAGCCCAACAACCTGTTTAATCCCTAGTCCCGAATCAATGTCAAGATACATATAAAAATCACCATATTTACACATAGTGCGGCACCAGCCAAATAAATTAAATCCAATATTTAAAACATTATAAAAAAGAGTGTCTAAAATGCTTTTTGTTTCTTCATCGTTAGAATCGATTACAAGCACTTTTTTGGTACTAGTGTGGGTCGTCATTTCATCAGCATATATGTCCAATGCAGATGAAATCTCTGGTGTGTACTCCATCTGATCAAAATCTGCGTATCGCTGCAGCCGCGATTGTGTTCCCATCATATGAGATGAGTGATTATCAAATGGGCTATATCCAACTCTTTCAAATTTTTGGCCGCCGACATCCTTAAATGTTTTAGAATATTTGTCTAGGCGGCGGCGGCGCAACTGTCTTGTATTCTGCGAACGATAGTTGATAAGGGGTCCAGAAAATAATTTAGTTAATCGTTTGTAAAGAGGTGAATCTGCGTTTCGTGGATTTTTTGTTTTTGGTGGCATCTAATTTATCCTTTCAATAGCCAAAGAAATTCTTTCATTTTATTCTTCTCGTCAACCATTTTCTCGAAAGCCTCCGTTTGCTTTGGTTTTTGCATTCCAGGTATTCGAGTATCAAGTTGGGTTTTATTTGTTATTATACAATTTAAAAACGCTTTTTTATACTCTAAATCTCGTTGATTTTCAATTAAGGCCGTGTCTCTCACCCAACAACCAATCGCACAAGCCATAATTAGGTCATCATTATAACTACGCTGAGCTTGTGGTTTTCCATTTTTCCAAATAAAAGTATCTAACTCATTAATTAATCTCTTAGAATAAATAGTTAACATTTTATTTCTTATAAATTCTTCAAATTTGGCGACTATAAGAGGCCGAGTTTTGAGAGAAGTGGTAAAGCCTGCAATTGCGCTCGAAGTTGTTTCAGCCTGATACTGATCGATATATTCGTGGGATGATTTAATTGAGTGGTATACGTTGGGATATCCTTTATCTGCTAATTTACCTAGCACTGCAAACCCTACACTATTATTTTCTACAACAATCATAGCATTGCCATATTCTCGGCCGGCGCTATGAACTATTTCAGAAAATAAATCAAGTGTCACCTTTCCTTGATACTCTGCAATAATTTCCATTGTTTCTAGCTTAAAAATGTGAAAAACAGAGAAGTCGGCGCCGTCACCGCGTGATACATCGGCAACAAGTAAATAAGTGTTTTCTTGATTAAACTCTTCCCAGATCCAATAGTTCCTATCAATGCCTGTTCTGTATTTTGGTTCCTGGATCCTCTTTTTTAACCACTGAATATCTTCGCCATCAATTACCGTTTCGCCCGACGTGTTAAAATTACATTCATATTCTTGCGCAATTTGTCTTTTGCTCATATTTTTGGTTTCGGTCTCAAACCATTCTTGATCTCTGTCTGGGTGTACATCCCACATTAAATGAACAGGGAAAAATTCATTTTGGCCACTTTCGGATTTGATATAAGTTTCATGGAACCAGTCGCCAACACCATTTGGGGTTGATAGCGCGATGCATCGACCACCAGTAGAAATTGTAGGATACAGCGCTGTCCATAGATCAGTTAAATTTTCAACATGGGCGGCCTCGTCGATCACCAGCAATGACAATGATTCCGAGCGGCCGGCATCGGCAGAAGTAGATGAGGCCTTAACTTGAGACCCGTTGCTTAATTCAAACGAATTCTTATTATCAACATCAATATTGGCAATTTTTAACCAAGTTGGTAAATGTTTAATGATTCCTTTAACTTTACGCACTAAGTTTGCGGCTGTGCTTAATTTAGTTGCAACAACGAGAACATTCTTATCGCGATGAAAGAGCAGCATCCAGGCAATGTACCCAGCAACAATCGTCGAAATGCCGAGCTGGCGCGCCTTTAGAACGACCGTGAATCGATGATCATCAAATGTTTCTAATAATTCGTCTTGATAGTCATATGTTTTAAATGGAATTAGGCCGTGGCCTGGGTGGGGGATCTTTGCGTAATTATTATTAAAATATTGAGAGTCTTTGCCGCACTTCAGGACTTCTTTTAAAATCTCTTTTTTTGTCAGTTTGTAGCTCATTACGCTCTAGCATTTGTTTTCTTAGTGTCTTTGGGCACTTTAGCGTTGCTTGGCTTTTTAACTCCAGGGTATTTATCTTTTCCTGTCGCTAGAAATTTCTCAACTGCGGTACGTAATTTCTTTTCTGCTTCCCCGGGGTCATTTTCACCAACAGCTTCAGTATCTTTAATCCCGCCAATTGTATAAACTTTTTTAGCTTCTGCCCACGTGCGAATTCGTGACATGTTTTGTACTATAATTTCTGCATCGCCTTCAGCCTTAAGCGTTACAGTATTACCAGTTACTGCTTTATATTCTTTTTTTAAGAATTTTATAATGTCTGCACATGTGCGCTCTATTTCTTGATCAAGTTTAGAATTATGGAAGTCTTTGATTTTTAGTTCAGTCTGATATGTGAGAATAAGTTGTGGCCCTGCAATGCGTATTTTAAACCCGTCCATTACTCTGGAATCTAGAATCGCGTCCCCTTCTTCGCGCTTCAAACCAATTTTTCGTTCTTTGCCATCGGCAGCATATTTTTCATATTGACAACCATCATAAGCATTGGCCGCGGCCTGCATTAGTCCTTTTATAATATCGTTTACAGATACAGTTGCCATCTAGTATCCTCCTGCTTCACCGGTGGCGGTGTGGGTGTCGGAAGCAGTCTCCGCGGAGGGCTCAATGCTAGTGTCGAGAGTGTCTAAAAAGCTTTGTCCGCCTTGTGCTTGTATGATTGTAGTTCGGAGTGAATCCCATGCACTAGGGTGGCTAGTCTCTAACGCGTTTTTCACAAATTTAAACGCACTTTGAAGGGTGTCTCTTTTTGGGCCCGCTGTGCCCGCAAAATCTAAATCTGCTTGGGGTGCGGTAAATTCTTCGCCGCCGCCGGTGCGCTCTTCGATAGGTTCTTCGATAGGCCCTTGATCTTTCTCGGAATGCTCATGCAAAAAATATCGTGGATCAATTCGCTTTTTATTCTTTCGTATTATTCGTTTTCTCATTGCTTGGTCTCCGTTCCTTTAGCCATTCTTTTTCGCGGCCTTGAACATTTTGAATGTAGCACTCAAAGCAACATTCAAATTTATTCATATAAAGATCGTCTTTTATCTCAAAAGAAAATACCTCACATACAGGACATTTTCTTTTATTCTTCTTAGTAATTAGATTCTTGGGAAGGAAAAAGCCGTCTTTATTTACTTTCTCTTTTTGTTCTTCCTTTTTGTATTCTTCCTTGTAAAATTCTTTTAATTGTTCTAGGTACTCTTCTTCTTTCTCATCTGTCCAAGATGACTTGGGATTTACAATTGTGTCTTTACCAAATTTTTTAGCTATAGCTTTTTCAATCTCCGCTATTTTATTTAAATCTTTTTTTTTCATTAGACGCCTGTCACTTTCACAATGTCTGCTGCAGCAACTCCTATAACTTTTACAATATCTCCCGATGCAACTCCTAAAACGCCATGGCCATAGCCTGCTGCTCCCGCAAAACACCCCATACTAGGCGGATCATTGCGCGCATTTCCGCTTAAGTCTATGTTTGTTAGGCCAAGATAATCTATAGTAGCGCCGGCTCCTGCGGCGGGATTTCCGGTGCCGAGAGTCCAGCCGGC